TAGAATTAGAAAATGGCTCCAAAATTTCATCTAACTCTACTTCTTCATCTGCTGTCCGAGGCGGATCCTATAATGTCATCTTTCTTGACGAGTTCGCTTTCATCCCGAATCACATTGCTGATGACTTCTTTGCATCTGTTTATCCTACTATTTCTTCTGGACAAAGCACGAAGGTAATCATTGTATCAACACCACGCGGTATGAATCACTTCTATCGCATGTGGCATGACTCTGAGAGGGGCAAGAACGAATATGTGCCCACAGACGTGCATTGGTCCGAAGTGCCTGGTAGAGACGCTGCTTGGAAGGAGCAGACGATTGCAAACACATCAGAACAACAGTTTAAGGTTGAATTTGAGTGTGAATTCTTAGGATCTGTTAATACTTTAATTAATCCATCAAAACTTAGAAATTTCGTTTATGAAGATCCAATAAAAAGAAATGCGGGACTAGATGTATATGAACATCCACAAAAAGAGCATAATTATTTGATGACCGTTGATGTTGCTCGTGGATTGGGTAATGACTATTCTGCCTTTATTGTTTTTGATATTACTAACTTTCCATATAAAGTTGTAGCAAAGTATAGAAATAATGAAATTAAACCAATGCTATTTCCTAGTATAATCTATGATGTTGCAAGAGCATATAATAATTCTTGGTTACTTATAGAAGTAAATGACATTGGAGATCAAGTAGCAAATATTTTACATTTTGATCTCGAATATGATAATGTTCTCATGTGTGCAATGCGCGGAAGAGCTGGGCAAATTGTAGGATCTGGTTTTAGTGGTAAGAAATCTCAACTTGGGGTTAGGATGACTGCTTCTGTTAAAAAGTTAGGATGTTCTAACTTAAAAACTTTAATGGAGGATGATAAGTTACTGACTGTTGACTATGATATTATTTCAGAGCTTACAACGTTTGCACAACGTCATAATTCTTTTGAAGCGGAAGAAGGATGTAATGATGACTTAGCAATGTGTTTGGTTATCTTCTCTTGGTTAGTTGCTCAGGATTACTTCAAAGAAATGACGGACAATGATGTTCGTAAAAGAATTTATGAAGAGCAAAAAAATCAAATTGAACAAGATATGGCACCATTTGGTTTTATTTTAGATGGTTTAGATGAAAATACATTTGTAGATAGTTCCGGTGATAGATGGCATTTAGATGAGTATGGCGATAAGTCTTATATGTGGGATTATGTCTAGATGGACTTTGATGAGCAACTTGATTTAGAACATATATTATTTTTTGATAGAAAATGTCGCAATTGTGGAAAGATAAAAAGTTTATTGGATGATTTTTATCTGATTAGAAAAAATAAAGGGGCATTTCCTTCAGCATATTCTTACGAATGCAAAGATTGCACTAAAGAAAGAACTATAAAGACAAGAAAAATAAATAATCAAAATAAAAAATTTTATTTGACTTGGGAATATCCAGATTGGTGAATGTTTATGCATGGCTTCCCCGATGTAAATAAGCATTTTAATAAATATTTCTAGAATATTCTGGATATCACGGAGAATTAAGATGCCATTAAATTTAGCATCTCCTGGGATTGTAATTAGGGAAGTTGATTTAACTGTTGGTAGAGTAGATCCAAATGCGGATGGTATTGGTGCGATAGTTGCCCCATTTGCTAATGGACCGGTTAATCAACCAGTTCTAATTTCAAACGAACAGGGACTTTTAAACACTTTTGGAAAGCCATATAATACAGATAAGCAGTATGAACATTGGTTAGTTGCATCTTCATACCTAGCATATGGTGGTTCCTTACAAGTCGTAAGGGCTGATGATATTGATTTAAAAAATGCTGCTGTCGGATCTGCCGTAACATCAGTATCACATGTTAAAATTAAAAGTTATGAAGATTATGTCAATCTAGGATATGATGAGAATTTATATCCTGGAGTAACTTTTTCTACCAGATATCCTGGATCTTGGGGAAATGGTATTAAAGTTGCAATCATAGATTCAAAAGCAGATCAAATTCTTAGTGGAATTAGTACAACATCAGTAACTAATACAACATTTACTTCATCAGTATCCGTTGCTGGAACTGTTGGGGTTACAACAAGCAGAATAACCGGAATTAATACTTCTGGAATTTCAATTGGTCAAGATGTAAAGACTATTTTTGGAATTATAGGTTCCGGAACAACGGTAACTGCAATTGGTGTTGGAACAGTCTTCATAAATCCACCAACTTTAAACGAACAAACATTTACAGGTGTTTCGTTTAATTTTGGAACATACACTACAACAACATCTTTTACCGCTTTAACTGTTGGTTGTGGAATTACACAATCCGTTGAAGGAAGAGTCAAAGCTGGAGTAGGAGTAACATCAAAACTTGATGGATATCTTAAAGGAGTTGTTACTGGTATTGGAGTTTCAAGAATAGATGTTAAAGTTATAAGTCATGTTTCAGCTGCTGGAACAGAAACTGAAGTCGACTATCAAGTTGGCAGCTTGTATTCTTTTGAGAATGGACCTAATCAAACTGTTGCAATTCACACGAATGGAGTATCTTCACCATATGGTAGTGTATTGTATCAGGCACAATCGGACTGGTTTGAAGCACAAAATATTGAATTATCTTCAACAAATATACCATGGCAATCATTGGCACCTAAACCATCAACATCAAATTATGCAAGAGCGAGAAATTGCAAAAATGATGAAGTTCATGTAGTTGTGATTGATGATGATGGAGACATTACAGGTAATGCAGGAACCATTTTAGAAAAGCATCTTTCATTGTCAAAAGCATCAGATGCTGAATTTTCTGTAGGAGCTCCATCTTATTGGAGAAAATATATATCAGAAAATTCTGAATACATTTTTGCGGGTTCTGAACCTGCAGGGGTAACTACAGTATTTGTAAATTCATCCTTTGCTTATGTCACTAATGGTTCGTGGGATAAATCTGCAGCAAATACTAAGTTCCACGCCATCGGATCAAAAACACTTACCTTAAATGGTGGTGTTGACTATAATGGCAAATCTGGTACTGGTACTGAAGGTGCATTAAAAGCAACTATTGGTGATTTATCGACAGGTTATCAAATTTTTGAAAATGATGAGGAATATGCAGTTGATTTCCTTCTCATGGGTGGTGCTGGATATACTAAAGAAGATGCTCAAGCATTAGCATCATCAATTATTTCAGTTGCCGAAATTAGAAAAGATGCTGTTGCTTTTGTTTCACCAAATAGAACTGCTCAGGTAACAGAAACTTCTACTGGATTTACTATCAAATCTGCTTCAGAAATTACAGATAATGTTTTAAGCTTCTATTCTGGAGTCCCATCTTCATCTTATGCAATATTTGATAGTGGATACAAATACATGTATGACAGATTTGGCGATACATTTAGATACGTTCCATTAAATGGCGACATTGCTGGTCTTTGTGCAAGAAATGATGCTACTAATTTCCCATGGTTCTCACCAGCAGGAACATCTAGAGGTGGAATTCTTAATGCAGTTAAATTAGCATACAATCCATCAAAATCACAAAGAGATAGACTTTATTCCGCAAGAATTAATCCGGTAATTCTTTCACCAGGAGATGGCATTATTCTTTTTGGTGATAAAACTGGATTAGCAAAAGCATCTGCATTTGATAGAATAAATGTTAGAAGACTATTCATTTACCTTGAAAGTGCTATTAAAGCAGCTGCTAAAGATGTAATGTTTGAATTTAATGATGCTTTAACCAGAAGTTCTTTTGTAAATGCAGTTGAACCATTCTTACGTGATGTACAGGCAAAACGTGGAATTCAAGATTACAGATTGATTTGCGATGAAAGTAACAACACTGCTGCAATTATTGATAATAATGAATTTATTGCTGATATTTACATCAAACCATCACGCTCTATCAACTTCATTGGATTAACATTTGTGGCAACAAGAAGTGGTGTTTCTTTTTCGGAAGTAATTGGAGTTTAATTTTTTAAAAAGAGGTAAAAACGATGACTCTCAGAACAATCTCACAATTTAAATCTAATTTAGCTGGGGGTGGAGCTAGACCTAATCTATTTGAAGTTGAATTAGCGTTCCCAACTGCCACCAATTTGAATTTTATGTCAACTGCAGCAACACCCGCTGCTGAAACTGCAACTCTAACAACTACTGGTGTTTCGGATAAAGTTCCATTCTTAGTAAAAGCAGCAGCATTACCAGCTTCAAATATTACACCAATTTCTGTTCCATTTAGGGGAAGAGAATTAAAAGTTGCTGGAGAAAGAACATTTGATAGTTGGACAGTAACTGTTTTAAACGATACTGATTTTAAAATCAGAACCGTAATGGAACAGTGGATGAATGCTATAAGTAGATTAACAAATGCATCTGGTGAAACAAATCCAACGGACTATACTGCAGATGCTCTTGTTAAACAACTTGACAGAAATGCAAATATTTTAAGACAATATAATTTTATTGGATTATTTCCAACTAATGTTTCTGAAATTGCACTATCAATGGATACCACTGATACTATTGAAGAGTTTACTGTAGAATTTCAAGTTCTATACTGGACTGCTTCCGCAATTACCAGTGGAACAGGTGATGGAGCAACAACTATTGCACCTGCTATTAATTAATAAATAGATAAAATAGTTTAATTTTTATAAAATGGCAAAACTTTTTGGGTTTTCTATTGATTCTTCGGAAAAAAAATCAAAATCGACATTATCCCCTGTCCCACCTAACAATGAGGACGGGGTTGATAATTTTATAGCTAGTGGTTTTTATGGTCAATATGTTGATATTGAAGGAGTTTATAGGACAGAACACGATCTAATAAAAAGATACCGTGAAATGTCAATTCATCCAGAGTGTCATAATGCAGTAGAAGATGTTGTTAATGAAGCAATTGTCAGCGATCTTTATGATTCTCCAGTTGAAATAGAACTTTCAAATGTGAATGCTAGTGATAAACTTAAAAAATTAATACGTCAGGAATTTAGATATATTAAAGAGTTATTAGATTTTGACAAAAAATCTCATGAGATTTTTAAAAATTGGTATATAGATGGAAGATTATATTACCATAAAGTAATTGATTTGAAAAAACCTGAAGAAGGTATTAAAGAATTGAGATATATTGATCCGATGAAAATGAGATATGTCCGTCAGGAAAAAAAGAAAAATAATGTTAATGGTATAGATTTATCAATAGTTGATGAAAATAGTAAATCTTTTTATCCAGACATAGAAGAATATTTCATATACACACCAAAACCAAATTATCCTCTTGGAGTTATCTCTGGTGCGGGTAATCAAAAAGGTGTCAAAATTGCAAAAGATTCAATATCATATGTTACTTCTGGTCTAGTAGATAGAAATAAAGGAACGGTTCTTTCATATCTCCACAAAGCAATTAAAGCACTCAATCAACTTAGAATGATTGAAGATTCTCTTGTAATTTACAGATTATCAAGAGCACCAGAGCGTCGTATTTTCTATATTGATGTCGGCAATCTTCCTAAAGTAAAGGCAGAGCAATACCTTAAAGAGGTTATGAGTCGCTATCGTAATAAGTTAGTTTACGATGCAAATACCGGTGAAGTTAGAGATGACCGTAAGTTTATGAGTATGATGGAAGATTTCTGGCTTCCAAGAAGAGAGGGTGGTAGGGGAACCGAAATTACTACTCTTCCTGGTGGTCAAAATCTTGGAGAACTTTCTGATGTAGAATATTTTCAGAAAAAACTTTATAGGGCACTCGGAGTTCCAGAATCTAGAATTGCAAGTGATGGTGGATTTAATCTAGGACGTTCATCTGAAATTTTAAGAGACGAACTTAAATTTTCTAAATTTGTTGGTCGTCTAAGAAAACGTTTTTCAAATTTATTCAGTGATATATTAAAAACTCAGTTAATTCTGAAAAATATTATAACTTTAGAAGATTGGGAAGAATTATCAGATCATATTCAGTATGATTTTTTATATGACAATCAGTTTGCAGAATTAAAAGAAAGTGAGTTAATGACTGATAGACTTAGTTTAGTTGCAACTATTGAACCATATATTGGAAAATATTTTTCTGTAGAATATGTTCGTAGAAAGATTTTACGGCAGACTGATTCGGAAATTATTGAAATAGATAAACAAATTGAGAAGGAAATAAAAGATGGAATTATTCCAGATCCAAATTCAGTCGATCCAATTACCGGAGAACCTCTCCCACAAGATGGAAATGCAGGTCCTCTTGGAGAAATTCCGATGGAACCAGATGTAAGTAAAGAGGCAGAAACAACGGATGCCCAACTTCAAAAAGACACAAAAAAAGCTGAAATATAAATAAAAATATACAATAGTATAAAATTTATGGAAGAAATTATCGATTTGATTGCAACTGACGCTTCTCCTTCTGATATCAGTGATAAAATAAAAGAAGTTTTATTTTCTAAATCGGCAGAAAGGATTGAAAATCTTCGTCCAGATATTGCAAACTTAATTTTTAATAGTGAAGATAATCTTGATACACAGGAAGAAGAATGACAACTAAAATTTTAGGTTCTGAAATTAATTTACCAACAACAACAGGTGCAGCTACTAGTTTTAGTTCTGCAACGGTTGTTCGTCTAGTAAATACAGACACCTCGGCACACATCATATCAATAGTAGAAACTCAATCTGGAGCAACAATTGGTTCTATGACAATGCCAGCTGGAACTGTTGAGCAAGTCGTAAAAGTGGCAAGTCATTGTATATTTTCTGATAGTGCTTCAGTTAAAGGTACAAAAGTAGGATTTACGAATTAAAAATTAAAATGAAACTCATCACAGAAGAAATCCAAAAGGTAGAATTCATTACCGAAGGAAAAGGTTCAAAGCAAAAAATGTATATTGAAGGTGTTTTCCTTCAAGGTGATATTTGCAACCGTAATGGAAGAATGTATCCAATGGAAACTCTTTCCCGTGAGGTGAAGAGATACACGGAAGCATTTGTAAACAAAGGTCGTGCTCTTGGAGAACTAGGACACCCAGATGGTCCTACGGTAAACCTGGACAGAGTTTCTCATAAAATTGTTTCACTCACACAAGAGGGATCAAATTTTAGAGGTAAGGCACAACTTCTAGAAACTCCAATGGGCAAGATTGCAAAATCTCTCATTGATGAAGGTGTTTGCCTTGGCGTTTCTTCTCGTGGTGTAGGTTCACTCAAGATGACCAATGAAGGTCATAAAATTGTCGGTGAAGATTTTATGCTAGCAACTGCTGCTGATATCGTTGCCGATCCTTCTGCACCTGATGCATTTGTTCAGGGAATCATGGAAGGTAAAGAGTGGGTTTGGGAAGGAGGAATTCTTCGTGAAAGACTTGCTGAACAAACTCAAAGAAGAATTAATACTCTTGTTGACCAAAAAAGACTTGAGGAGCATAAGTTAAACTTGTTTAATGAATTCCTCTCAAATCTGTAATTTATAAATAAATATAGATTAATACACAAATATCTAATCAAATGTCCGTTGGTAGCAATTTACAAGAAATGGAAAACGTAGTAACCAAAGGGGCTAAGCCTGCAGAACCAATGCAAAAACTAACCACAGGTATTCCTGATGGTCAATCAGTTGGCAGTTGGGAAGATCTTGGCGGACCTACCCCAGAAACATATAAATCAGACGACGATTCAGCAAAGCTTAAAGAGCCCACTGCAACTCTTTCTTCTGTAAAGAATATTGTAAATAAAGGAGCTAAGCCTGCCGAACCAATGCAAAAACTTTCATCCACAGCAGTTAAAGAAGAAACTGAAGAGGATGAAGAAGAATTGATTGCTGAAGTCGAAGAAGATGATTCTGAAGAAATTGCTGCTGAAGATATAGAAGCAGAAGCAGAAGCAGAAGAAGAAGAAGAAGTTGCAGAAGAAGAGTTTGACATTGAAGAAGATGTTCAAGCTCTTCTAGCTGGTGAAGATCTTTCTGAGGAATTCCAAGAGAAAGCACGCACTATTTTCGAAGCAGCAATTAAATCAAAAGTTGCTGAAATTAAAGAACAAATTCAAGAGCAATATGAAGAGCAACTTATTGAGCAAGTTGTTCAAATTAAAGAAGAGCTAGTAGATAGACTTGATGCATATCTTGAATATGTTGCTGATGAGTGGATTCAAGAGAATGCACTCGCAGTTGAGCACGGTCTTAAGACCGAAATGACTGAATCATTCCTCCAAGGAATGAGAGGTCTTTTTGAAGAACATTATGTAACAATCCCTGAAGATAGATATGATGTAATCGAGAGTATGGTAGATAAACTTGATGAAATGGAAGAAAAACTCAACGAGCAAATTCAAAGAAATGTTGCTCTTAATAGAAGATTAGCCGAGTCAGTTGCTGATGTAATTTTTGCAGAAGTCTCTGAGGGTCTTGCACTTTCTCAGAAAGACAAACTCGCTTCTCTTGCGGAAAATGTTGAGTTTGATAGTGAAGAGACCTATCGTGAGAAACTAGTAACATTGAGAGATTCTTATTTCTCAAAAACTGCAACTAGTGCTCAAAGAGAAGTTGCTGAAGAAATTTCTGAATCTGTAGAAAATTATACAGGTCAAATTTCTCCAATTATGGAGTCATATCTTTCAGTTCTCAGCAGAGCTTCTAAAAAGTGATTTTTAGATCATATTTCAAACTAAATTTTCAAAAGAGGTAAAATCAAATGCAAATGTTCAACGCCGAGCATCTGCAGGAGAAGTGGGCGCCTATCCTCGATTACGAGGGCATGGATCCAATTAGAGATTCACATCGTAGAGCCGTAACTGCTATCCTGCTAGAAAACCAAGAAAGAGAATTGCGCGAAGAGCGTGCATTCCTTTACGAGGCTCCAACAAATTCAACCGGTTCATCTGGCGCTACAGCTGGATTCTCCGGAAACGCAGGTTCACCTGTTGCTGGTTTTGACCCTGTTCTGATTTCACTAATCAGACGTTCAATGCCAAACCTGGTCGCATATGACCTCGCAGGTGTTCAACCAATGAATGGTCCTACTGGACTTATCTTCGCAATGCGTTCACGCTACAGCAGCCAGTCTGGAACAGAAGCTCTATTCAATGAGCCAGATAGCGCATTCTCTTCAAGAGGAACTACAGCAAATGCTGGTGCTCTCGGAAGTGGATATGTAGCAAATTCAGACGGTAGTTCTGTTGGTTTTGGTACTACCGCAGCACAAGGCGGAACCAATCCAGGTCTACTCAGCCCAGATTCAGGCGCAGCTCAGCAGGCATACACTCTTGGAAGAGGTATGGATACTGAAGATTCTGAATCTCTTGGTGAGTCGGCACAATTCAACCAGATGGCATTCTCAATTGAGAAGGTCACGGTAACTGCTAAGTCTAGAGCACTGAAAGCCGAGTACTCACTTGAGCTTGCTCAGGACCTTCGCGCAATCCATGGTCTGAATGCTGAAGCGGAACTGGCAAATATTCTCTCAACTGAGATTCTTGCCGAAATCAACCGCGAAGTTATCAGAACCATCTATAAGGCCGCTAAGTCGGGTGCTCAGCATAACGTTGCTACCGCTGGTAAGTTTGACCTCGATGTCGACTCCAACGGTCGTTGGTCGGTTGAGAAGTTCAAGGGTCTGATTTTCCAGATTGAGCGTGATGCAAACGCAATTGCAGTAGAAACCCGTAGAGGAAAGGGTAACATGATCCTCTGCTCTGCTGACGTTGCTTCGGCACTCACCATGGCAGGTGTTCTTGACTACACCCCAGCACTCAACGCTAACCTGAACGTTGATGACACCGGTAACACCTTCGCTGGTGTTCTCCAAGGTAAGTATCGCGTTTATATCGACCCATATTCGGGTGGTTCGAACCCTGGCGCTTCTGGTGGTCAGTACTACGTTGTTGGTTATAAGGGTTCCAGCCCATATGATGCTGGTCTCTTCTATTGCCCATATGTTCCTCTCCAAATGGTTCGTGCCGTTGGTGAGAACACCTTCCAGCCAAAGATTGGCTTTAAGACCCGTTACGGTCTAGTTTCCAATCCATTCGCTGAAGGAACCGACGATTCTGCTCTCGGTCGCATCACTGCTAATAGCAACCGCTATTACAGAAGAGTTCAAGTTCTAAATCTAATGTGATTTAGATTTTAATTGAATTCAAAGAGGGTCTTAGGACCCTCTTTTTTATTGTCTAATCTAAATATTTTTAATTAAAAGATATCATAATAATGTCTAAAAACGATTTTTTTGAGAATCAAATTCAAAATAGAAACTATTTGTCTCCGGTTGGATTTAAATTATCTTTATCAACAAAGGAAAAAGTTGATTTTTTTTCAAATATTGCCAAAATTCCTGGAATTAATTTAGGAACTGCCCTTCAATCAACAGCATTAAGAATACTTGACATTCCAGGTACAGAACTAGTATATGAAGACTTTACAATGGATTTTTTAGTCGATGAAGATTTAAAAAATTACATGGTAATTCATAATTGGATAACTGGTTTGGGTTTTCCACAATCAATGCAACAATTTAAAAATCTTACAACTAATGAAGATGGTGAAGAAGATGAAAAATTGCAATTTTGCGATGGAACATTACATATATTAAATAGCAATTATAGAGATATTGCTAGAGTTAGATTTTTTGACTTATTTCCGATTTCATTAACACCATTAGAATTTAATGCAACATCAACAGATATAAACTACTTTACAGCTCAGGTATCTTTCAAGTATACTGTCTATAATATTTTAGATAAAAATGATAATCCATTATGAATATTGATGAAATTCAGGAAATGTGGCAGAGAGATTCTGTCATAGATCCTGACAATTTACACGATGAATCTTTAAAAATTCCACAACTTCATGCAAAGTATTATACAATCTATAATACTATTACTTTACTGAGAGAAAAGGCAAGGGAAACATACAACAAAGTCAAACTCGAAAGATACAACTACTACACCGGAAAGGCACCTATAGAGGTTTATGAAGAAGAACCATTCCCATATAAAGTTAGAGACAAAGAGGCAATACAGAGGCATATGGATGCCGATGAGAGGTTGAATAAAATTGATCTTAAGATTCGTTATTATGACATTATGCTCAAGTTTCTTGAAGAGGTCATCAAAACAATTTCTAATAGAACTTTTCAAATTAAAAATGCTATTGAGTGGCATCGGTTCCAAGCGGGGTTTAATTGACCCCCCCTTTTTTTATGCCAATAAATATTTTTGTATTGATATGAACTTATGTCACACTTGGTTATATCGAAAAAGAATGAGGTATATCTTCAGATAAAAGCAGAACCACACGTCTACTACGAACTAGCAGATCAGTTTACATTTGATGTACCTGGAGCAAAATTCATGCCTCAGTTTCGTAATAGACACTGGGACGGAAAAATACGTTTGTTTAATACACAAACTGGTGAAATTTATGTTGGTCTTCTAGACAAACTCACCCGTTTCTGTGAGAATCACGAATATACTTATGAGTTTATTAATAATAAATTCTACGGTCTTCCATTTGAAGTCAACGATATGATTTCGAAGGAAGGAGTTAAAGATTATATGACTTCTATTTGTAAGTATGCCCCCCGTGAGTACCAAGTTGAGGGAGTATACGACGCTTTAAGACATAATCGCAAGTTGCTGATATCTCCAACTGCTTCTGGAAAGTCGTTGATGATATATTCGATTGTCCGATATTACGTTGAGAAAGGACAAAATACTCTGATAGTCGTGCCGACGACATCCCTTGTAGAGCAGATGTATAAAGACTTTGCAGATTATGGGTGGGATGTCGGTTCATATTGCCACAAGATTTATGCTGGAAAGGAAAGAGAAACAGACTCTCAGGTAATTATCACAACCTGGCAGTCCATCTACAAACTTCCCCGACAGTATTTCTCAAGATTTAATGTGGTCGTAGGAGATGAAGCACACCAGTTTAAATCAAAGTCATTAGTATCTATAATGACAAAACTTTCTGATGCAAAATATCGTTACGGTTTTACAGGAACTCTTGATGGAACTCAAACTCATAAGTGGGTTCTAGAAGGTTTATTTGGACCTTCATACAAAATTATTCGTACCGATGAATTGATGCAGAAGGGTCACGTTGCTAAGTTAGATATTAATATACTGCTATTGAAACACTCACCGAATAAGTTTGAAACATTTGAAGATGAGGTTCAATATATTATCAATCACGAGAAACGCAATAAGTTTATTAAGAATCTTGCCCTAGATCTTAAAGGTAATACTCTCATTCTTTTCTCAAGAGTAGAAGGTCACGGTCAACCTTTATATGAACTCATAAATAAGAGTATCACTGAAGAACGCCATGTCTTCTTTGTTCATGGTGGTGTTGATACTGAGGATCGAGAAAAAGTCAGAGAAATCACTGAAAAAGAAAATAACGCTATTATTGTTGCTTCTTATGGTACTTTTTCTACAGGAATTAACATTAAAAATTTACATAATGTTATTTTTGCTTCACCTTCGAAGTCTAGAATTCGTAATCTCCAATCAATCGGAAGAGTTTTAAGAAAAGGAGACAACAAAACAAAGGCAACTTTATATGACATTGCCGATGATATCAGTTACAAGTCAAGAAAAAATTATACACTCAATCACTTAATCGAAAGAATCAAAATTTATAACGAAGAAAACTTTAATTATGATATTGTAAACATACCGCTAAAAAACTAATGGGAGAAGAGTTTTATTCTGTAATCAAACTAATTAGTGGAGAAGAGATATTTTCATTAGTATCTGTCGATGAGAATGATGGAGACCCTATCATCATTCTTCAAAATCCAATAATAATAAAATCATTTACACAGAATGGATATCCAATGATGAAGGTCAAACCATGGATAGAAATTTCTGATGAAGATATTTTTGTTATTAAATTAGATAAGATTATTACAATAACTGAAAGTAAAAATGAAAAATTAATAGAAGTATATAATAGCTTCGTAAACGATGAAGATTCTTCATCAATATTTAATCAGAGTGGAAAAAGTTAATATATCTGAAAGAATGGGATATTTATCGTCAGTAGAAGAAGCTCGTAAGAGCTTAGAAAAAATATATAAGAATAATAAAAGCTAAATCTCATCTTCAAAACCAACAAAGAGATTCTACTTATATTTTTTAATATTGTCAAGTCTTTTGAAAATATGTTATAATAAAGAAAAATTATATTAAATGAGTCCAATGCTATGCCCAAGAAAAAAACAGAACATTATGTGAACAACAAAGATCTATTAGAGGCAATGATTGTCTATCGTTCTAAAGTTGAGAGCTCTTTTGTTAAAAAATATGATAGAAATCCAACTAAGCAGGATAGGGCAAAACATTGGGAAGGAAAACCTCCTATTCCAAATTATTTGGGCGAGTGTTTTTTGAAGATTGCGACTCACTTATCATATAAACCAAACTTTGTAAACTATATGTTTCGTGAGGATATGATCTCTGACGGAATTGAAAATTGTGTTCAATATATTCATAATTTCGATCCAGAGAAATCAAAAAATCCTTTTGCCTATTTTACTCAGATTATTCACTACGCATTTCTGAGGAGAATCCAGAAAGAGAAGAAGCAACTGGATATCAAGACCAAGATTATCGAACGCACTGGTTTTGATGAGGTTATGATGGTTGACGACAGCTTGCTTTCTGGGCATAGTTCGGAGTATAATTCCATTAAAGATGCCATTCAGTATCGCAGTAATAAATGAAGGTAGCAATCATAACAGACACCCACTATGGTGCCAAAAAAGGGTCAAAGTATCTTCATGATTACTTTGAACTTTTCTACAAGAATGTATTTTTTCCTACTCTCGAAAAACAGGGGGTAAAAGCAGTCATTCATATGGGTGATGCTTTTGATAGTCGCAAGTCAATTGATTATCAAAGTCTTGAATGGTCAAAACGAGTGGTATTTGATAATTTGAAAAATTATGATGTACACATGATCGTTGGTAATCATGATACTTACTACAAGAATACCAATAGTGTAAACTCCCCTGAACTTATTCTTCAGACTTATTCTAATATCAAGACATATAGTGAACCGACAGAAGTTAATATTGGTGGATTAAAAATTTTATTTTTACCCTGGATTAATCAAGAAAATGAAGCAAAAACTCTTAAACTTATTCAAAAGACAACTAGCACGGTTGCGATGGGGCACCTTGAACTCCAAGGATTTAGAGTTAATCGACAACTCATCATGGAGCATGGTTTGGAGAGCGAACTATTTGAGAAGTTCGAACGGGTCTACTCGGGACACTATCACACTCGATCAGACAACGGAAAGGTTTTCTATCTAGGAAATCCTTATGAAATGTATTGGACGGATGTAAATGATACTCGGGGTTTTCATATCTTTGATACGGAAACCCTCACTCATACTCCAATCAACAATCCTTATAAATTATTTTATAACATTTATTATGAAGATACTCCCTATCAGTTGTTTGATGCAACTGAGTATGAGAGTAAAATTGTTAAGGTCATTGTTCGTAAAAAATCAAAACCTAAAGACTTTGAAAAATTTATTGATAAACTTTATTCTGTAGGTATTCAGGATCTGAAGATTGTTGAAAATTTTGACATTCAAGAGAATGAAGATTTTGAGATTGATGAGGAAGAAAATACAATGTCAATCTTAAATCGTTATATTGATGAATCTGAATTTCAATTTGATAAAAACATTATTAAGGGTATATTTCAAGATCTTTATAGACAATCTTGCGAAGTAGAGTAATGTTTCTTCTCACTCTTAAAGACAGAAAAGACGACGGAGCATATGCAGTTCAGGACCAATATGGACATAAAGTTTTATTTTTGTTTGAAGATGAAGATGATGCAACTCGGTATGCCTTGATGTTGGAAGATCAAGAAGAAACAGAAATGCAAGTTGTTGAAGTTGATGATGAACTTGCCATAAAAACTTGTAAGCTTTATAATTACAAGTATGCAGTGATTACCCCTGAAGATATTGTAATTCCCCCAAAAAATGTTAGTATTTCACAAGATTAGATACAAAAATTTTCTGTCATCTGGAAATCAGTTTACGGAAATTGATTTTGAAAAAAATAATACAAATTTAATTATTGGAACAAATGGTGCTGGCAAATCTACAGTTCTTGATGCCTTAACATTTGTTTTGTTTAACAAACCATTTCGTAAAATCAATAAACCACAACTTGTCAACACCGTAAACGAAAAAGATTGTTTAGTTGAGATTGAGTTTACTATCAATAATAGAAATTATTTGGTTCGACGTGGAATCAAACCAAATGTTTTTGATATTGAAGTGAATGGCAACCCTCTTCATAAAGAAGCGGATGATCGTGCTAATCAAAAAATTCTAGAAGAAAATATTCTTAAGGTAAACTACAAGTCTTTTACCCAAATTGTGATTTTGGGTAGTAGTACCTTTGTACCTTTCATGCAACTTGCAACTTCACATCGACGGGAAGTGATTGAGGATTTGTTGGATATTCGTATATTTTCTACCATGAATGCGTTGATTAAAGATAAGATTCGTGAAAAGAAAGAGCAAGTAAAATCACTTGAACTTAAGAAAGAAAATCTCAAGGACAAGATGAAGATGCAACAAAGTTTCATTGAGGAACTTGAAAATCGTGGTAATGCCAATATTAATGCCAACCAAGAAAAGATTTCCAAGTTAGATGCTGAAGTTGGTGTTTATCTAAATGAAAATGCTAAGACCGAAGAGGATATTTTCAAGTACACCAAGGAGCAAGAGGAAGTTGTAGGTGCTGGGGATAAGTTAGTCAAACTCAACAACCTTAAGGGTAAAATTTCTCAGAAAGTATCTGCTATTACCAAAGAGCATAAGTTTTTTACTGAAAATACGGTATGCCCTACATGTACTCAGACGATTGAGGAAGAGTTTCGGTTAAATAGAATTACAGACGCTCAAAATAAAGCAAAGGAACTTCAGAAAGGTTATCAAGACCTGGAAGAGACTATAAAAATAGAACAGGAAAGAGAGCGTCAATTCATCGCACTTTCTAAGGAGATTACGAAACTCAACCATGAGATTTCTCAAAACAATACTCGGATTAACCTCAACCAGAGACAAATACGAGACCTTGAATCTGAAATTCAAACTATTACCCAAAACCTTGCAAACAGAAATACTGAACATGAGAAGTTAGAAGAATTTCAAACCAATCTCCAAAAAACATTCGAAGACCTTTCAACTAAAAAAGAAGAAATCGTTTATTACGATTTTGCCTATTCCTTACTAAAGGATGATGGTGTAAAAACGAAGATCATTAAGAAGTATCTTCCGTTCATAAATCAGCAGGTGAATCGTTATCTTCAAATGATGGATTTTTATATTAATTTCCATCTGGATGAAGAGTTCAACGAAACGGTAAAGTCACCCATTCATGAAGACTTTTCTTATAGTTCTTTCAGTGAGGGTGAAAAAATGAGAATCGACCTTGCCCTTCTCTTCACTTGGAGAGAAGTCGCCCGAGTCAAAAACTCCGTTAATACCAATCTGCTGATTATGGATGAGGTATTTGATTCTTCACTTGATGGTTTTGGTACGGATGAGTTTCTGAAAATCATTCGTTACGTTATTAAGGATGCTAATATCTTCGTGATTTCTCATAAGACAGACCTGCATGACAAATTCGAAAGTGTCACAAGGTTTGAAAAGGTCAAAGGTTTTTCGCGTATGGTATCTCAAGAATCGCTAGAAAAATGAAACTTCCAAATTGGCAACACCACAGTAAAAAGGAGCAAAAGCGAAAACTGAAACCGCAAGCACTCCGACAAGCAAAAGCACGACGCCAAGCACTCAAGAACCGCCTCTCACGGGGCGGTTCTTTTTTATAAATATCTAAAAAAGTCTTTATAAAAAAAATGAATTCAAAGGAATTAAAAAATATTTGGGAAGCATATAATCAAGTTTATGAACAAATCGGAGTTCCTATTCCACCAGGAAAAACTGCCAAAGACGTTTTAGAGCCATTAACTAAACCTCATGGTGGTGGTAAAGTTATTGAACCTAAAAAACCAACTTTGCAAAAAGCACATTATGAACCAGAAGGTGAGCAATTAAGCGAAAATCCTCTTGCCTCACTGGATAAATTGGGAAGAAGTGCAGCACAATCTGTTGGTGGTATGGTTGGTAAAAACCAAGGACAACAAACTGGTATTCCAGGTGGAAGAGTTGTAGGTGGACTCCTTGGTAGACAAAAAGGTGGACAGATGTATGATAGAGCAACACAACCTTTGAGAGGAAGAGTTCCTGGATTTAATAAGGGTGGAACTGTTAAAAAAGAATTAAGTGATGAATATATTATTGGATATTTAATTGATGAGGGATATGCTGATAATGATAGATCTGCATTTGTTATTATGTCAAACATGAGTGGGGATTGGAGGGGAAGTATTACCGAACAGATTCTTTCTGAAAATGCTTTACAAGATGTAGGTAAAAATATTAGCAATGCCGCTAAAATGTTTAGAATGATGACCGGTATTGATAAAATGCCACAAAAACCACCTAGTGGTCCTGTAAATTTGAATAAAATTGCAACTCAAGGATCTTCTAAACCCCAACCACAAAAACAAACTTTTAAAATTGGAACCCCACCAAGACCTAATGCTACTGGGCAGCAAAATTTGATGAGAACTGTTAGATCTAACACCCAGACTAGAAATCCTGGAGTGTCTCTTCCTACACGTAGTCCTCATATTGCAGCGGCCGCTGCTGGACTGCAATCTTATAATACGGGAGATGGCACTCTCAAAGCAGCTCTAAGAAGAGGTGATTACAAACCACAACAAGGTCCAAAAAATCCTGATCAAGGACTATCTAGAGCACAATCTTTTGATAAAGCTTTTAAGGCAGCTAGAACTTCTGGACAAAAGGAATTTACTTGGAATAATAAAAGATATAATACTAAAATGAAATAATTCTTCCCATAGGGTGGAGTTTGTTATTACCTCTTTTTATAAATACCTAAAAAGTATTTGTAACAATGCACGCACAAGAAATTCGTAGTCTTCAAGAAGCATATGATGCTGTTTATGAAAATCAGCAACTTGATGAGATTAAAGTTTCTACTACTACACAAAATGAAAGAATTCCCAATTTCGAAACTGAAAAAAAAGCAAAACAAGTTCCTGGACTAAGAGTTAATAAACCATCATCTTCAGTGGAAGAAGATTTTGATCTATTTGATTATCTGCTAGAATACCTAGTTGCCGAAGGTTATGCTGATACCAACAAGGCAGCTCTTGCTATTATGGCAAATATGAGCGAAGAGTGGAAGCAGAGTATTGTTGAGGGTGATGCCCTACAAAATACTATAAAAACACTTGAAGGTAAAAGGGATGCTATGAATGCTAATAAACCAGGTAGTGCAAATACTGCTGACCCTGGGAAGCAAAGTGTAGGTGCTGCTACATATAAGGCATATCAAAGACTTAGAGGGGTCTGAGACCACTTTCAAAACTGGCACACAAGAGGGTTTCACCACCCTCTTTTTTTGTATATTGGTTTTATAACGCATCAGACCTATGACCGTCCGCCACGAAATCAAGTCCCAACTTGCTAAACTGCTTGCCACCGAAGATCTTGTGGTTGAGCACAAGAAGGTAGAGACTGCCCAGTTCAACGTTCATACTCGTGTGCTGACCCTGCCGATGTGGGAGAAGGCAAGCAATACCGTGTATGACCTGCTGGTGGGGCACGAGGTTGGTCACGCACTTTATACACCCGATGAAGACTGGACTGAGAAGGTCAGGGTTCCTCCTCAGTTCGTCAATATCGTGGAAGATGCTCGTATTGAAAAGATGATGAAGCGTCGTTATCCTGGTCTTGCTAAGACCTTTTTCAACGGTTACAAGGAACTTGCTGATGATGATTTCTTTCAGATTGCCGATGAGAAGATTGATGAGATGAATCTTGCCGACCGTGCAAACCTGTGGTTCAAGATCGGTAACTTTACTGATATTCTGATTGAGCGTGGAGAAGAGACTGATATTATCAATCAGATTGCAGAATCTGAAACCTTTTCTGAGGTTTTGATTGCCGCAGAGGCACTCTACAAGTATTGTAAGCAGAAGCAACAGGAAGAGACTAAGGTTCAACTGGATAACCTTCAATCTCAGGATTCTGGTGCAAGTCAGCAACCTGCTTCTGATTTCTCTGACCAGCAAGAAGGTGAGAATGACCAGGAGCAACCTGGTGATACTGATTCTTATGGTGGAACTGCTGAGCAACAGCAACAACCTAACTCTTCTGTGGGTGGTGAGAAAGATGAAGAACCAGAAGTCAAGACGATGGACTCTTTGGAAGAGGCACTGAAAGAACTGGTGAATCGTGATGGTTATGAAAATGTTTATCTGGAACTTCCTCAAGTTGACCTGAAAAAAATCATTGTCCCCAACTCTGAGATTCACAATCGTTGTCGGGATGAGTGGAGCAACTGGTTGGAATACCGTGAATATGCTGAAGAGATTATCTTTGGTGGAGTTGATACTCAGTTCAATCAGTTCAAGCGTTCTGCCCAGAAAGAAGTCAACTATCTGGTGAAGGAGTTTGAGTGTCGTAAGGCAGCAGATTCCTACTCCCGTGCTTCTACTGCTCGCACTGGAGTTCTGGACTGCACCAAACTGCACACTTACAAATACAATGAAGACTTGTTCCGTAAGGTAACGACTCTTGCTGATGGTAAGAATCATGGTCTAGTATTTGTTCTGGACTGGTCTGGTTCGATGGGTGATGTCATGCTAGATACTGTCAAGCAACTCTTCAACCTTGTTTGGTTCTGCAAGAAAGTTGCAATTCCTTTTGAGGTTTATGCTTTCACTTCTGAGTATCCTTTGGTAACGTATGATGAACACGGTAAAGTAAACCTGCGTGAACTTGCCTACAAGAAAAAAGATGGTCTTGTTCAAGTTGGTGAGTGGTTTTCAATGATGAATTTGCTTACTAGTAATGTGAATGGTAAGACTCTGGATGAGCAGATGAAGAATATCTTCCGTCTTGCTGCCTCATTTAGTCGTTGGTCTCACTGTTCTTATCCAGTTCCTACTGGTCTGAGTCTTTCTGGAACTCCTCTGAATGAGGCACTTATCTCTCTTCATCAAATTCTTCCTAAGTTTCAAAAAGAGAACAAACTTCAGAAAGTTCAGTGTGTTGTACTGACTGATGGTGAAGCTTGCATGGTCAAGTATCACCGTGAGGTTCAACGTCAATGGGAACAAGAACCTTTTATGGGCACTGCTCACATTGGACCTAATGCTTTCCTGCGTGACCGCAAGACTGGTAATACCTATTCTTGTGATGTAGAGTGGCATCAGTTTACTGATGTTCTTCTTCGCAATCTTCGTGATAAGTTCGCTGATATTAACTTTATTGGTATTCGTGTTCTTGAAGGGCGTGATGCTGGCAACTTTATTCGACGCTATTGTGGATATTATGGTCCTGATTATGAAAAAGTAATGACTGCTTGGAAGAAAGAGAAAGCATTCACTATCAAAAAGTCTGGATATCATTCTTACTTCGGTCTTTCTTCTAATGCCCTTTCCCAGGATACTGAGTTTGATGTTGCTGAGTGTGCATCTAAGGCACAAATTAAATCTGCTTTTGTCAAGAGTTTGAAGTCTAAAAGGATGAATAAAAAGATTCTTGGTGAATTTGTGGAACTCGTTGCCTGATAAATACATTTAAAGAATTCTATTATAATCATGAGTAGATTTTCAGATTTATTTCAGGAGCAAGTACTTGCTCCTGAACCAACTCCTTCACCAGAACCAGTAAGGAAAGAAAAAGTAGTAGTTGAAAAACCAGTTACTACTATTAAGGAACCAAAAAGAAAGTTTACTTTAGACTGATATGAAAACCTTTCAAGAGTTTATGTTAGTTGTGGAAGGTCTTGATATGAAGACCTTCAAGGCAAATCGTCAGAAGAATAAGCGTAAAGCTGCTTCTGATGATGCTGTAAAGCGAGGTCATGTAGGTAAGGAATGGTATAACAGTGGTAGAAGGTATTCTCCAGATGAAGCACAGAGAAGTCGTGCAAACTTAGATGATGAAGAAAGACGCACAAGACATCGTAGTGCTGTAGATCCTGATAATGAAGATGATAATAACTACTCTGCAGACAAAACGAAGAACCCCAAGAAACTTCGTAAACAGAAGGCAATGGGAGAACTTGGTGAGAGTTACTTTGATGAAATGATTAGAAATCCTGAAAGCAGAAAGAAACTTCGTGCGATTATGGATAGGGAGGTTACGAAAGGTGATAAGTCAAAGGGACAAAATCCACGTAAGAAGTATCACACAAAAACAGGAGACCAGGCATTTAGTCTTCTTATGAAAAGAGATGAAACTGGTTCAAAAGATAATCCAGTA